CACGCAAGGTTTGCCGCCGCCAGCGCCGATGGTCGAAGGTCCTCAAGGCCCAGCAGGAGCGACAGGCCCAACGGGTCAGCGCGGCAGTCTGTGGTTCACTGCCAGCGGTTCACCGCCAGCTGGCGCGCTGGTGCCGATGAGTGCGCCGCCGACCGGCGTCGGCAAGCAAGGCCCGCAGGGCGCGCAAGGTCAGCGCGGATTTGTCTGGCTGCAAGGCTCAGGCGCGCCTGTGACGCCGCAGAATCTCGACATGTATCTTGACACATCAACGGGTGATGTGTGGCAATATGATGGCGCTGCGCAGACGTGGCGGCGCACTGGAATGAGACATGAACAATGAGCAACGGAGCATGGGCGAAGGTCGGCAACATCATGGGACCGGCAGGCCCGCCGGGCGAGCCGGGAACGTTGCCACCAGGTCAGGGCGTTTACACATTCGTCGTCGGCGAGATCCCTACGGGCGCAATCGACGGATCGAACACAACTTTCCTCGCTGCCGCAAACTTCCACGGGTCGTCCCTGCAAGTTTATCTCAATGGCTTGCGGATAGTCGAAGCCGTGGAATTTACGGTGACAGCCCCGAACACTTTTCAAATGACCACGCCGCCTTTAACCGGCGATAAAATCCAAATCGATTACATCGAACTATGAGCACAACACAGATTCGCGGTTCAACTCAAATCCAAGACGCGACCATCCCGTATTCGAAATTCAGCGATGCGCTGATCAAAGCAGACGGCACGATCCCGATGGCAGCGACATTGAAGATGTCGAATGCTTCACCGACTGCTCCCGCTGGCAACACCAATTACATTCAGTGCGTCACTGATCCTGCCAATGCGCAAGACGCCGCGACCAAGAATTATGTGGACACGCGGCTGGCCGCTGGCACCGGCTCGGGCGCGACTGCGCGCGGCATGAGCGTTGGTGCGAACCTGACCTTGAGCGGCATCCAGACCATTGACGGAGTCGCTTATGTGGCAGGTCAAACGATCCTCGTCAAAGACCAGACCACGCCAGCGAACAATGGACTTTACACGGTGGCATCGGGCGCATGGACGCGCAGCACGCAGATGAATACTTGGGCGCAAGTTCCCGGCATGATCATCTCGGTCGAGGAAGGCACGACCATGCACGACACGGTCTGGCTGTCCACTGCCGATATTGGCGGCACGCTCGGCACGACGCCGATCACTTTCGTGCAGTTACCAGGCCCGAGCGACATTCAAGCTGGCGCAGGATTGCAGCGCGCAGGGCAAGTGCTGAACGTAGTCGCTGCCGATCAGTCCATCATGCTGACTGGCTCTGGCGGCGCGAACAACGGCACGATTGCGGTCAAGTGCGACACCACCGGCGCGAGTGGCGGTCGCGCGATCACAACGACTGCCAACGGCATCGGCGTGCAGACCGATACGCTCTCGATGGTCGTCGCATCGAACGCGCTCGGCGTGCTGCTGTATTCGAGCGGCGCGATCTTGAGCGGCATCGGCGGGATCAGGTGTAATCCCGATGGCACCACCATCCAGATTTCAGCGAACAAACTCGGGCTGGTGCCGAATCTCTTTCTCGCCGCGAGCAATGTGGTCATCCGCGAGACGCCCGCTGGCACGATTGATGGAAGCAATGCCGTGTTCACTCTGGCATCGACGCCGAGTCCTGCGAACAGCGAGTTAGTCTGGCTCAACGGAATGTTGCAAGAGCCGGGCGCTGGCAACGATTACACAATCAGCGGCAACACGATCACGTTCTTGAGCGCGCCAGCGAGCGGCAGCCGCATCAAAGCGAATTACTTCAACCGCGCGGCAGCGCCAGCATAAACGATGGGCGCAACGCAACTCACAGGCTTGCAGGTCAAGGACGGCTCGATCCAGCGCCCCGATCTCGATGTGGTGACGCCGAGCAAGGCGGTCATCACCAAGATCATTCAAGGGACTGGCATCTCGATCTCTTCGACTGGCGTTGATTCAGGAACAGGCGACGTGACCGTCAGCGCGACCGGCACCGCGCCTGTGACGAGTGTGTTCGGCAGAACCGGCGTAGTCATTGCGCAAGCTGGCGATTACACACCTGTGCAAGTAGGCGCTGAACCTGCGCTCGGGACACCCGCTCAGCCTGTTGCATTGCTTCAATCAAATAATTCGGGCGTGCGCGCATGGGCAACGCCTTCTGCGTCGCTTGTCGGCGCGGAGCCAGCACTCGGCAATCCAAGCGGCAATGGTTTCGTGCTGTCGAGCACGACAGCTGGCGCGCGCTCATGGATTGCGCCGCCGACTGCGCCTGTGGCGAGTGTCTTCGGGCGCACGGGTGCAGTCGTCGCTGCCGCGAACGATTACAATTTCAATCAACTGGCCGGATCGGTTGCCGCTGCGCAACTGCCAGCATTCACGGGCGATGTGACGTCGCCGGGCGGCTCGGCTGCGCTGACGATTGGCACTGGCGCGGTGACTTACGCCAAGATGCAAACAGTGAGCACTGCCGGAAAGCTTCTCGGCAGCGCGACAGGCTTAGGCCCGTATCCAGTGGGCGAGATTTCGCTCGGCGCGCAACTCTCGATGAATCTTTCGACGCTGACAGTCAGCGCGGAACCGCCTCTCGGCAATCCGAGCGTGAACGGGCAAGTGCTTTCATCGACCACGGCTGGCGTGCGAAGCTGGATCACGCCCAGCGGCGGCGGACTTGGCGGCACGATTGGCAACACGCAGGTCGCGTGGGGAAGTGGAACGAACATCGCTGGCAGCGCGAACCTGACGTGGGTCGATGGCAGCGGTCAGCTTTCAATCGCTGGCGGCGGCGGCAGTGGCTACCTGCGCTTGGTGACGAACTCTGGCACAGGCGACATGATTTTGACCGCGCCGTTTGCGACCTGCTCGATTTGCCAAAACGCTTATTACAGCGGCGGCTGGAAATATCTGCAAGCTGCTGCGGCTGCGCAGATTCAATTGAGCGAAGGCAACAACATTGCTTTTAGTCTGGCGGCATCTGGCGCGGCTGGCGGCTCAATCTCTTGGACGCAAGTACTGGCCTTGTATATGAGCGGCGGCGTCGGCATCGGTGGGCGACCCGATCCCGGTGCTGGCTATTTCGATGTGCCGACAGGCTACAAGATCGGTGGCGGCGCATCGGCCAACAGTTACTTGCGCAGCAACGGAACGGCTTTCGTAGCCAGCGGCATCGCGATCTCCGACCTTCCGCTGTTAGCAGGCGACGTCACAGGCGCGATAAATGGTAACACGGTCGGCAAGGTGAACGGCGTGAGTTATCCGGCATCGCCAGCGGTCGGCACCACGCCTTACGTCACCGCGACTAACACGATTCAATACAAGAGTCCCGGCCAGTTTCAAAACGCAAGCGGCCTCAGTCCGGCAGGCACGGTCAGCAACACGATGGTGATGTGCGGCATGGGCAGTTCAGTTCCTTTCACTCCGAGCGCGACCGGCACAGTGCTTGTTGTTGTTACTTTTCGCGGCCTATCAAATGCTTCCAACACTTACGGCGGCTCGCAGATTCGTTATGGCACTGGCACTGCGCCAGCGAACGGCGCAGCGGCAAGCGGCACCGCCACAGGCCCAATCTGCTATTACCCGCAAACGCTTGCGGCTGGCACTTACGTCCCGATGGCTCAGCAGACGATGATCGCGAACCTGACTGTCGGGACTGCTTACTGGTTTGATCTTTCCATCCTGTCTAACACCACTAATAACTATTCAGTCACCAACGTGTTTTGGAGCATCATCGAAATATGACAACAATCGACATCGAAACCATCGACGAACGAATCAAGACCGTGCGCATCGAGCAAGCTGTGTTACAGCAGAACTTTGACGCCATGGTCGCGCGATTCAATCAACAGCAGGCCGAGCACAATCAGCAAGTCGTTAACGGCCAGAACCGATTCCAGCAACTGGCTGGCATGCTCGCTGAACTCACGCATCTGCGCGAAGAACTGCTCAAGACCGAGAGCAACGGCGAAGCACCAGCCGAGAGCAATCGCATGAAGAAAGAGAAGAAGTGAAATTGAACGGACCCACAGCTTATGCGGTCGCGGTCATCATCGCGTTCGTGGCGGTGCTGATCTGGATCGGATACTGCGCATGGAACGCGCCATGAGTGCTGTCACGCTTCTCATCGTCAACGGCGCGTGCTCGTTCATCGGCGCGGCATTCGGCGCGTTCATGGGCGTGGTCTGGTTTTTCCGAAAGAACAAAGTGGAAGTGGAGAACGCTGATGACTTTTAAGGATCGCTCGACAATGGACATCGTAATCTTGATTTGGTCGACCACTGTTGCGATCACGCTGATCATCGCAGTGGTCGGTGTCCTGATTGGCAAACTGTTCCGTCCTGCGGTGGAAGTTACGGGTGCAGCCGAGATCATCGCAAACATGATCATGGCTATCATCGGGTTCATCGGCGGGCGCACAGTCGGCAAAGCTGAGATCAACGGCAAATGAGACAGATCAAAGAACGCGGCTTGAATCTGGTGAAACATTTCGAGAGCCTGTATCTGACGGCCTACAAATGCCCTGGTGGCGCATGGACAATCGGCTGGGGGCACACTGGCCTCAAGCACAATGACGGCACTGTCCATAAGGGCAGAACCATCGGCAAAGAAGAAGCAGGCGAATTGCTCAAGCATGACATGGCGCACTTCGCGCAGCGCATTGAGAAGCTGGTCACAGTGCCGCTCAGCGACGATCAGTTCGATGCGCTGGTCAGTTTCGATTTCAATACCGGCGGTCTGGCGAAGTCCACGCTGCGCAAGAAACTCAACGCTGGCGATTACGAAGGCGCGGCAGCCGAGTTCCTCAAATGGAATAAGGCTGGCGGCAAAGTCTTGCGCGGCTTGACGCGACGCAGACAATCAGAGCAAAACTTGTTCAACGGAAAGGAAGATTACATCGTGCCATCATGAGCAACGGAATCAGTCAGGTGCCATCATTCGTCGAAGTCGTGCCGCAATACGGCGTCGATTTCGTTCCGGACATCGACTTCGCAGTCAAAGATCCAGCGGTCATCTCAAGCGAAGTCATCACTGATTACCAGACCGCATTCAAATCTCTGACCAACATCGCCAAGACACTCGCGCCGGCCGATCCCGTGCGCCTGTTCTTGCTGGTCGTGTGCGACTGGCTTTCGCAGCAGCGCACCATCATCGATTTCACTGGCAAGATGAATCTCCTCAAGTATGCGCACGACGCTTACCTCGACAATCTCGCTGCGCTGCATGGCGACCGCGCGCTGCGGCTGCAATCGGCACCAGCCTCTTGCACGTTGCAATTCACGCTGGTCACGCCGCTCGCATTCGATGCGAAGATTCCGCAAGGAACGCAATGCGCGGCTGGCAACGTGATCTTCGCCACAGTCAAAGATTGCGTCATTCCAGCAGGGCAGGTGGTCGGCTCGGTGCAAGCAGTCGCGGTTGCGCCCGGCTCCACAGGCAACGGCTACCTGCCAGGTCAAGTCAACTGGGTGCTGGATTGGAATCAGGCTTGGTCGATGACAGTCACGAACACCGACACAAGTGCAGGCGGCGCAGATGCCGAGAGCGATGATCAGTATCGTTACCGCATCTGGCTGGCCATCGAATCGTATTCAACGTGCGGTCCTCACGATGCGTATGAGTTCTGGGCGCTCTCAGCCGATCCTTCGATCATTCAAGCAGTCGTTTACTCCGCGCCTGAGATCGCTGGCGAAGTCTGGATTTACCCGCTCTGCACTGGCGGCACGCTGCCAAGCCAAGCGATCCTCGACGCAGTGCTGACGACTTGCAGCGACAAGACGCGGCGGCCCGTGAGCGATTACGTGAGCGTCTTCCCGCCATCGGTCGTGTCATTCTC